GGTGTGTATAGTGTCCTATATTACAATAGGCGACATTATTCAAGTCGGCATTAGCTGGGATAACTACTGCTTCATAATTTGTATTTGCTACAAATCTACGGATAGTATCTTTTTTAATATCGCTAGTCTCTATCCACGGAGATGGCTCAGTAGCTACTCCATCTCCAATAGAAACAGCTTCTTCAGCATAAATTCCATTTGCAACTATATCCCCAGCAGAGAAAGACTTAGCAGTAGTATTCTTCATACCCCTAGTCACTGTAAGGGTTACTGTACCATTAGAGTTGCCTGAAGCAGTATTCACAAGCACAATTTCGCTATTCAAAATATTCGATATTCCTATCGTTGGCATAGATGGCATGATAGTGATATAGAACGGAGTAATAGTAGGGAAAACACTTCTAGCTTCAGAAATAGAGCTACCACCAACATTCACTACTATAGTAGTAGCAGAAGAATTTATGCTAGTGGACAATACTCCAGCTCCTAAGTTTACATTTACAGACATATAACCTCCCTTAGTTTTCGTTATATTGAATAGTAAGAGTAGCAGTTCCACTATCGCCAGCACTCGCTGAAGCAGTAGTCTGGACTTGAGTAACAATATATTGAGTATAGCAAGTAGTATCTTGAGAGGCACTAGGGTTAGTATCATTTGGCCCAGAAGTTCCAAGAAGCACAGAAGCTCCAGAGGCTACAGGAGTAGCAGAAGTAATATCAGTAGAGCCAGTTAAAGCACTGGTAGCAGGAGTAGCATAAGTAGATGTTACTTTCCCTTTAAGACTAATCCCAGTTCCAAGAGTTCCAGCAGTATGAGCGAACTTAACAGCAGAAATCTGGTTAAATTGTCCAGTAAATTTCAAATAGATATACTTGTTATAAGAGTTATCACCAGCAAGAACTGGAGCAGAAGCTCTAGGTGTAGTAGTATCATCAGCATTCTTCCAATCACAGGAAGAAATAGTGCTTTCAGTACCGTGAGCAGGACTACCAGTAGCAGTTCCGTTTTGCTCGTACCAAGTAGTAGTTGCAGCCATTATATTTTCTCCTTTATTTGCAAATAGGTTATCCGCTTATTATTATATCACGGTTATTTGTTTTTGGCGATTATGTCCATTTTCATCAAGACCTTGATAGCCTACAACATAAGAGTTTACTCGTGGGAAGCCGAACCTACCATTTCTCATCTCACATTCACATTGTCTATAGTAAATAACTCTTATATCATGTAGAGGTCGTTTTTCTTTATGTAGAATGGTATGAGAAGATCTACCATATCTCCCATATCTATCACGATAAATCACAGGCTTTTCCTTATCAGAAAAATCTATCACAAAAACATTTTCTTTACTAATAAGCTCAAACTTCTTCAGTTCGTCTTTATGAACTTCAAAATAGTCAATAAAATCCCTAAAAGAACTAGGATTGTATTCAGCATTCTGGTCAAACTTTGAGTACCTATCTTCAGGGTGTTGCGTAATAGTTTTATGCTCAAAAGTAGCTCTCCATAAATACTTAAACATCTCGTTCGTTTTTTCCTCCTTTAATAGTTTCTAAGTATCCCCCATAAGTATTCTCGGCATACTTAACCTTTTTCTCCAAGTGGTGAAATTGGTCCTCTAGCTTCTCAATACTTCTCAATAGCTCCCTCTTCTTTTCTGCCAGTTCCTCACATTCGTCTTGCAAAGTGAGCAGGGCATTGTTACCCTGCTCAACAGCTTCATCTATTTGCTTCTTGGTATCAGAACAAAGCCTCTTAAGTTCAGAAAGCTCGTTCTTTTTTGGTTCTAATAGTTTATTAAGACTTTGCCTTGCCATCAGATAAGCCCAAATCTTTTTCTACTTCAGCCTTGACATCTTCTTCAGGCTCTTCAACTTCATTAGGGTCATAAATACCCATAAAAGCCTTATCCAAGAAAGCTTTTTGGCTCATAGGTGAGTTCATCATAACATTCACCTTATCAGAGTTTTCTTTCTGTACCCAGCTCTTATAGAAGCGTACCAAACCAACATAAGCTTCCCAGCCTGGAACAACTTTAGACTGGCCTGGATTGATAATGCGAACTTTTTGCTCTCCTTGATATACTCTACGAGTAAATTCATTCGGTTGCTCAACTACGGTACTCTTTTTATCAGAATAGACCCAGCCAATCTTTCCTTTAGTAAAGTTCTTAATCTTCACTAGGTCATCAGCACCAAACTTCTTCCTAATAAGGTCAATCATAGTCTGTTTACTGCCATCTTCAGCAGTATAAGCAGACGAGCTATTCAAGAGTTCAGCTTCAAAGTCGCTATCATTCATATTTTTAGTTGTTTCTTTAGTAGATACCATTTTATTCTCCTTTATTCCATATCATCAAGGACACGGTCAAGCACATCTTCTGTACTCATTCCAGCCTTATAGTATTGAGGTTTATTTTTATCATCATCTTTATTGACAGCAGTTCCAGAAGATTTGGAGTTGCCAGCAACCCTTTTAGCAATATTGGCTCTTTCGACATCACCTTTAGCTTCTTTTTTCACAAAATCTTCAGGGTGGACAGCCTTATAGAGCATTAAGCTATCAGCAATAGTCAAATTAGCACCAATCTCTCTAGCCTTTTCAGCTCTAAAGTTAAGCACCTTATTGACTAATAGAACAGCAGGGTCATTATTAAACTCTTTCGTTCCATATTTTGCTTTAGGGGTAGGTAAAGTCCCATCTTTCTGTAAGGCTTCAATCTGGGTTATAACATTCCTAGCTTCTACTCTCTGGGCTTCATCTTTCTTAATACGCTCATTCCTAGCATTTATAGCATTGAACATTTGCGTAGCTTTCATCTCTTGGGCTTGTAGCTCATTATAGAACTTGGCCTCATCTTTCTTAGAGGCAAAGTCAAAATCATCAGGCAACTGGTCTGGTGTTTTAACTTTAAGAACATTCCCATCTTTTCCAACAGCCTCAATATATGGTAAAGAGTTATAGACTACCTTATTTTCTTCAGGCAATTCAGCCCAAACTTCTTCTTCAACCTCTTTAGGGCGAGCTAGAAGTTTATCCATAACAGCTTGGTTATTGTCCTGGGTTTCATCTTTAGTCTCGGCTTTGGAATATCCCCTTTTCCTAGCCATCTCTTCAAACTCTTCATCAGACAATTCAGCCTTTTTATCTTCTTCCTTATCTTCAGGTTCATCTTCTTCTTCAGTGGTAGAGTTTTCTTCAGTTTCTTCTTCAGAAGTATCACCATCATTTTCTGTGGTGTTTTCTTCTTCAGTGGTATCTTCTACATCTTCCCCAGTATCTTCTGGTTCAGAGTTATCTTGCTCATCTTGAGCTTCTAGGGCTTCCAAAGCAGAAAGCCCTACATCTGCTAAGTCTTTATCCATTGGCTGTAGCCTCCTTGATTAAATGTTAATACTTATATTGTATCGCACATTATCCTAAAAGTCCACCAAGAGCAGAATTTTGAGGCATAGCTTGAGGTTGAGCCATCTGTTGTCCCATAAGTTGTTCACCAGCACTAGCTTCTCCCATCATTCCACCAGCAGGCTGTGGAGGCATAGGTTGGCCTTGAGGTGGCATACCACCAGCCATAGGGTTAGGTTGTGGTTCAGGTATTTCAGGAGTTACAGGCATATTCGGGTCATTCAATAAACCTTGCATAGAGGCTTCTTGTAGCTTCACCCTCTGGCTCAATAGGTAAACTTCTTCCTGGATATGGGCTACCATAGCTTTCTGTCGTTCAGGTTTAGCATATAAGAACTTATCAGTCGTAATCTGAGTTCGGTGAGCCAAGATATGTTCAGCGTCCACATCATCATGGCCTTTAACTTCTTCACCATTCATAATACAGGCAAAGTCAATATAGGCTTGTCGGTTCTGCATTTCAGCTCTAATTTCGCTAGTTAAGCTATCAGGAGACATCTTAAACTTCACCAGAGTGTCATAGCGGTTATCGGCATTCTTCATACCTAAGTCTTTGAATAAGTTATAAGGGTCAATCAAGCCAAGTTGGGCTAGGTTCATAGCAATTTGCTCATTCCTGTTTTTATCCTGCTTCTGTGTAGTACCGTGTTCTACTCTAACATAAGCAATGTCAGGAACTCTCTCTCGGCTCAATTCTATATAGACAAACTTGCCATCATTATCTCTACAGGCAAACTTCTTGGTGTCCTTATACCAAACTTTCATCATCTGAACTAATAGCTTGTAGTAATCATCAAGACCTCTCTCAAGGCTACGAATAATAGCGTCTTGCCTACCAGAGGCTTGGCTTCTCATCATTTGGGCTTCACCAAGAGTACCAGCACCA